ACCAAATGGTTTATTTGCAAAAATAAGATCAATCATTGTAGTAATAGTACTACTATCGATTACTGTTCTCCACTTTGGAATTATTTGTGAAATTGCAGGTGCTACACCTGAACCGCTAATACCTGAAGGAACATTAACGTTAAAAGTAATAGGACCAAATCCTGTACTCAACACGCCTGCGCCGGCTGCAGTACCATCATCGACAACGCTAACAACTTCTGCCCAAATTGCTAATGCGGAGCCTGGTGTTGATGAACTTCCATATTTTAATTCATTGTTATTTGATACATCAAAATACCAACCGTCTGGTGCAGTAAACCTAACTAGTGCGCCTGGTTTAAAATATTTTAAATCTGTAGAAGTATAACTTCCAACTTTGTAGATAGTTGAACCTGTCTTAGAAATCAAGTATCCAGAAGAAAACCCTGTATCAGTAGTAACGTTTTGCCAAACAGCATCAAGTCCTGAAACAAAATTAAGGAATTTATCATAATAAAAATTTCTTAAATCTACATTCTTTATAATGTCAAAAATGTCGTTAACAACAATACCTTCAATGTCGGTTTTATTTTGATAAGAAAATCTAAAACTATTTTTAAATTCTTCTTTATAAAGAATTCCGTCGTCAGCAAACAAGGTTGTTGAACTGTATTTTCCTGTTGGGTCTGACAAATCAAAATATCTACTAATACCGCTACTTGTACGATTAATTGCTTTAATTTTTGCAACCTGTGTACTGGCTGAAAGAGGACTAATATTATAGTCTTCAGCTGTGATCATTCTGTTTTGTGTATAATATGTTGCAGGAGCATTTGCTTTAACATCGTCACTTGATTCTGCCCCAGTTGCATTTGACACACTTGATGCAAGACTCATTGTAACTGTTAAAGTTTCTTGTTGTCCTACATTTGAAATATAAGGAATACTAACACTTACATTACGAATATCTTGTGTATTAATAGTATATGTTAAACCGTTACTTACTCTGTAGTAAGTTCTAAATGTACCTAATGGCAAATCACCAAAAGTTCCGTCACTAAACTGTAAACTAATTGCGTCGTTAGTTCTTGTGATTATGCTGTAAATGTTTCTAATACTTTTATTAAGACTGTTATAAATGATGTTATTGGCTTCAAAATTTGATACGCTAGTCCATTCTTCAACTTCATTTCCTAAAGTGTCTAACTTGTATAACCATACATCATCATTATTAATATTTTGACTGTCGATGTCGATTGACTGATTGTTGCTAGGCTGAGTTATTGAAAAAGAACCTGTGTTAAGAGTTCCTTGGACAAAACGCATAAAAAATCCTGAACCAGCAGAACCTTGTCCTCGACCATCGTCTCTAAAAATACAACTTACTGGGTTTCCTTGTTTAGGAGATTCTTCGTAAACAAATGTTTTTCCCTTAAAGGTTGTACTTACTACTTCAAAATCCATTGAACGACCAGCAACAATTTTTGTAAATCCAAACACAGGAATTCCTGTAGTATTGCTTTGGAATGTATATTGCTCTGTTGGAATTCCGTATATAGTATCGCTATCTGCCGGGGTTCCAAATTGTTGTGTTTTAGGTAAAGCAGCGTTAACTACTTTAATAAATTGATCGTACCAGTTAGCATTACTTGGATCGTTCCAAGTAACTATTTGTCCTGCTAGATTGCGGCCATTGCTATCAAGAACATTTTCTGTAGTGCTAATTGTTGTAAATTTTAATAGGCCGCTTGCAGATATATTTCGTTTAGCATTATAAGAAAGCATACGTGCTAGACGCAATACACTTTCACGACGTTCTGCTAATTCTAAAAAGTTATCACGAGCATTTAAATCAACACGGAAAGCTATGCTTTGGCCCAAGAACGCAATAAGGTCAATTAGGGCAAGGTATTCACTTGACTCAATATAATCGTTATAATCTTCAGGATAATTTTGACGAATATAATCAATCATTGTGCGGCGCAGATTCTCAAAGTCGTAGCTTTGGAAGTCTGCGTTGCGGAAACTCTGATAGATTTTCTTCCAGTCTTCTGATATTAAAAGTTTGTTTTGTCTAGCTGTAACCGTCATGATTTATCCTATATAACAATATTTATCGAATAAAATTATGTGCGTACTTTATCCTATTAATAGCCCATTTGCTTGGTCAAATCTAAATTGCATACTTTGTTGTATGTTATAGGGCAAATATGTTAGTACACATTCTATTTGAATTCCTGTTTCATACTGTGTTACAATTACTTGATTTGCTGTAATTCTAGGATCATAATTTATAATAGTGTTTACGTTTTGTGTTATTAATTCTTTTAATTCTTCAGTCAACGGCTCAAATAATAAGTCCCAGATAATGGTTCCAAATGTTGGATTCATTAGTCTTTCGCCTTGTCTAACATGAAAATGATTTAGTAAATCTTGTTGTATTAACTGAAAATCGTATAAAGAAAAATTTTCTGTTTCTTGACTAACTGTACTAAACCCTTTATAGGTTTTTGGAGAAATTAAGTCTCTGCGTTGGTTAGGGGTTAGTACGATTTTATCATATAATTTTGCATTTGCACTCATTATTATTCTCCGGTATTTTGATTAGGTGATAGCAACTTATCAAAAGTATCATTAAGTATACTGTAAGATTTCCATGCTTTAGGTATAGCAACTTGAGTTCCTTGATCTCTATCTGTTTTAGCAGCTGTAAATGATGTTGGATTTAAATTTTCGTGGTGTGGATATGGTTCGTGCGTTGGAACTCTTGCCATTATGGATTCTATTGCGCCACCTTCTGGAGTTGGTAGTTGCCAGGTTGATAGAGCTTTAGCTTCTTCAGCTTTTGCTTTACTGTTCATATAAATTTTACCAGCAGTTTCTAAATGTGTTGTTTTACTATTAATGTGTGATGTTGTTCCGCTAGTTATTTTAGTTGAAGTTGTTGAAAGACTTTCAACAGCATTTCCTTCAACATGCAGTTTGTTAAGGGCTTTTAAATTAAGATTACGTCCTGCTTCTAAATTGATATCTCTATCAGCACGAATATTCAAATCGTTTTTGGTATGAATACTAATACTGTCATCTGCAAAGATATCAATTTTTCCATTGCTGGTTAATTCTATCCAAGTTGTACCTTTAGCATTTCCAATATAAATTAAATCTTCACTGTTATGTAATAATATTTGATGTCCAGTTCTTGTACGGATACGCACAAGTTCATTGTGTGGTATAGACGGATCTCCATCAGTTTCATCATTTTCTAATCTTGCATATTCAGGTGGACCTGCATCTGCTGGCAATTTACGTAGAAATTTATCGTCACCGTCGTCCATTACAAATGTAGAACCGCCAAGTCTGTTAACAGGAACTGCAATTGGATCTTCGTCTGGACCTACTAGACCTTGAGGACCAGTTTTATCTAAAGGTCCTGGAGTGCTAATTCCAAACACCATGCTTGGAACTTCACGTCTTGCACTAGATGTTGTTATACCTCTAGTATCATCTTTAATTAAACCCTGTGTTGACAATATTTCAGCTAGTGGATGTTGTGGTTTTTTAATTTTTGTTGGATCTGGCTGATTACCTGAATTTACAGTTTTGTTATATTCTGCTACAGGTAAACGTTCGCCTTCAACAGTCTTTGTATCTTCAACAACTTGTTGAGTTGCCGCAATACCTGGCAACATAAAATTCATTCCTTCGTCTGGTACACAGCCTATCCAATAGCCGTATTTTGGATCACCCTGAACAAAAACTACAACGACTGTTGAACCTACATCAGGAGGAACAGCCCACATGCCATAACTTTTTTGTGTGTCTGCATAAGTGTCGTTATCTGATGTAGTGCTTTGTGGAGTAACTCCGTAAAACGGACTCATGTATTTTGCAGGATATGTTTGCCCGGCAGAATTGTTATTGCCAACAGGACGATGTAATCGAACATCAAGAATACCCATGTAGGTCGTATCAAGATGTCCGACAACTTCAGCAAGATAGATACCAGCAGGAACTGGTGGATCTTCATTTGATATTGTTTCTACGAAATTTGGACCGCTCATTATTATCCTTTTTTATCCCCAGCCGGTTCTTTGCTGTTTAACGCATTTTGGCCAGAACCTTGCTTCTTATATTCTTGACCGTTTCTTCTATAGCCTTTTAAATTTTGACTAAACTGACCATTTCTAAAATGATTGGTAACTTGATTAACACAATACAATCCTGTAAATCCTATAGCAGGGCCAGCTTTAGGATCTTTTGTCATGTCCTGATGATTTGGACCTTTAAAGTCGTACATACCAGTCACTTGATTAATGTCAATAGGACTTCTAAAATTAACTATCACATCAACTTCGCTTGTTTGCCAATCAACTGACCCGTCCTTGTTTAAGTCTTTAACGCCTTCGACTGATTTAGATGTATAATTACCCATGCCGCTGTTAACTATCCAAAAAGGATCTCCTAGTATATCTAAATCTAAAACAACCATATCGTATGGATTAGTTATTGCGTCGTGGAATGCTTTTGCCATACGTTGCACTTCAGTTTCTTGACCGCCACCGCCCTTGCCGTCTTGAGACGATCCTGTATTAGCTAAATTTTGTTGTGTAGGTTGTTCGCCCTGTCTTGTTGGAGCTGTTCCGCCGGCAGGTGATGCATCTTTATCTACATTTTTATTATCATCAACGTTGCCAGCAGCTTCTTTTCTTGCCACGTCTGTTGAATTTCTGAAGCCGTCTGCTGGATAAGAGTTAGCAAAACCTAAGCTAAAATCAATATTAAATTTAAGAACTTCGGTATTTTTTCCTGTAAAAATATAATCGTATCTTTTAACTGCATTTGCTTTTAATTGATCAAATCCAGGCATTTTAATATTTGGTCCTGCAACTTTACTAAGATGTACTTTAAAAGGAACTACTCTGTAGACAAATATTTTAGGACTGGTTCCTGTATAAGGAATATTTTCTTTTGTATCAACATAATAAGTTTGCGTGTCAATTCGCCACCATTTAACCATTCCGTTACCATCAGCGGCTCCTGGTGCTAGTGCAGCATCCGCATACGAACTGTTTAATAAAATTTGATTTATAACAGTAGGTATATCCATGTCTTGACTAAATTTAAATGTTCCTGTAGAAGCATCTGGTATTAACTTTCCCCTAAGCCAAGTTTTTGTAGTCGGATCCCATGTATCTGCTTGGTTACCTGGCGGAGGGTCGCCTCTTCTTTTTTGATCAAACCCTAATACTTGTGCGCCTAACTCATTAACTGCACCTTGCGATTGCTGAAGCGTGTTAGCGTTAACACCAATTTTTTGAAATACTTCAGCTGAACTTTTTGTTAATTGAGGATTAACATAGGCTTTATTTGTTTTTGCTTCGCTACTGCCGCCTGCTGCTGGGGCAGATGAACTTGAAAGATTATCAGTTTTAGGAAATAAAATTACAATCTGATCAGCTACGGCAACATCTTTCTTTTTTACATATTCTTGTAATTTATTATTAACTACTGTTTGTAAACTTTGTTCTCCAGTTTGCAAAACTTCTTGAACAGTTTTTCCTTTAATCACAGTATCTGTTCTTAAATTTGCATGTTCAGTAGTTAATGCCATTCCTTGTGTAGCAAAAGCATTTATAAGGTAACGAGTACCTTGCTCTGTAGAGTTCATCTTTACAGTTGTTAATCTAATTGGAATGTGTCTTGTTGAAAACGGAACTTTTAATATTGACCCGGTTTCTTTGTTTCCTCTAAATTCAATGCTTAGTAAAAAAGGAGCATCACGCCAGTTGCCATGGCCTGCATCAGCTGCGGCTTTCTGTAATGAATGAATAAACAATCCAATACTGTAAGGCTCATAAACATCAAACTGCACTACTGAAACGTTGGTTGCTTTAGGAGTTTGGTAGCCAATTACTGATTCAAACGTTAAATTGTTTATAAAAAAATCTTGTTTACCGAAATTTGTTTGTATTCTGTTCGAAGGGTCGGCACCAGCAGTCTTGCAAATTATAGGAAGAACTTTTCCAGACTTATAAGTTGTATCAGGAAAATTTAATTCTGTTACTGTCAAAGGATGCAAAGATATTACATAGTTGTAACTGGCATAATTTGATAAAATGTTTGGAGCAGGCAAACTTAAATTGCTGGCAAGTGATCCAAATGATGCACCGTATGTTTGCGCTGTGCCAATAAGATTTGTTGTTGCCCCTACGACGTCAACCATATTAGACTCCTAATACTGTTCGGAGACTACTTCCTTTAGGAATGTAAATTTTTTTTCCGGGAACAAAATCAAAAATTGGATCTTCAATAACGTCCATGTTTCTTTGCATGAACACCCACCACAGGCCTGCTTCTCCATAAAGGTCAAATGCTAAAAGATCTGGCCTGTACATATACTGACTTTCAATTGTGTAAAGAAAATCATCAGGCTCGGCGCTTACAGGACGAATAGTAAGAATATCTAAGTAATCTTGTTGAGTATTTGTTTCGTACCACGGACTTAAAATTGTATATGATGCCATAATTAAATGTATCCAAATGGGTTATTCAAATAAGATCCTGTAACGAATCTATCAAGACTAAACTTACGTACACTTTGTCTACTGTACATCGGAATTAATGTAACCTGAAATTGACTTTTTGTTGGCACATGTGCTTGTCCGCCACTGGTTGAACCGCCAATGCCAAATGTACCTAATAGGCCAGCAACTTGTCCTATTCCTCCAGCAATGCTACTAATATTGCCCATTGCATTTGCACTTATTCCTGGAATAGATCCTCCTAATGTATCAGCAAGTCCACTAATATTGTCTGCTAGTCCGGCAATATTACCTGCCGCACTACCAACAACATTACAGGCAATGTAATCACAGTCATTTGGCAATGTACAATTAAAACTTTGTATTGCTACAGGAACATTCTTAAACACATAATTTCCGTAGCCGTTTAAAAACACAATAGGCGGAGGGTTGCCGGCTTTTGGATCAAATCCGCTGAACATTTTGGCAATAGAGCGTAAATAATGAACCGACGCAATCCAGTACAATGCCTGACCAGCATCTTCAACGTTCATAGGAGCAGTAATTTCAATAGTTCCTGGGTCACTATTTTTAAATGCATTGAATGGATAATTGGTATGCACAACTGGTTCTGCCGAATACTTGGCACCAGACTTAATTGAAATCTGAGGAGTAAAAGGAAACACTAGTCCGCCAGCTTCTTTTAAAGGTTTCAAAACAGGGCTAGATCTAAAACTAGACCAATTAGGGAGACTCAATCTGACACGCCAGTCGTTAGCATTTGCATCACCGGCAAAAGCCGATACAGCACTAACTAAATCCCCAATTGCTTCGCCGCCTGCTGGCAAGTTTATGCTTCGAATAGCTGCACCAACACCTTCTGCACCATTAGCAACAGCACTAAAATTTGAAAGTGCGGCACCAAGGTTTCTTGCCGTGTCAACAGCCTGTGTTGCAGCACCAAATACAGCCGCACCTGCGGCTACTTTTGATGTTAAATTATTTCCAGATGTGAACGCCATTGTGTTTTCCTTATTTGGTAAAGTATTTATTTGACTTTATAATATACGTATATTATAATTAACAATCCGGAGACTTGATTAAATGACAACAACCCAAACGAAAGTAAACTATCTAAACAATAAGGACATGTTATCGGAAATACACAAAAGTAAAAGTTCATATTGCAGCTTTACTAAACCCGAATATCACCAATATGACTTAATACTACCTAGTTTAGATAAAATTAACATTAGAACAATAGCAGAAGCAAAAAGAAATAAAGCAAAAAGACTCGGTGATCAAGACTATGCCGCTCGACGTGCTGCTGGTGAAAAAATCAAACTAGCAGATTGTGCAGTTGACTATAAAAAGATAGCTAAGACCGATTTAATCTTTAGAATAATGACATTTGATCATATTCCATTAAACAATACTCGTAAGAAAAATCCTAAAAGTCTTGCTGATCACAGAGACAAAGTAAACTTTCCTCCATTTCAGCATTGGAAATTTAATGACAAAGATGAATTAGAATGTGTTGGAAAAAGTCATTGGAGGGGCGGAGTTAAAACAGGCAAGTTTGACAAGGATGCAGGACAAATCACAGATACCCTAGCTCGTATGATGATAAAACTCTGCGAAAGATATGCTACTAGAGGAAACGTTCGTGGTTATACCTACAACGATGAAATGAAAGGTCAAGCTATTTTACAACTTACACAAATAGGACTTCAATTTGATGAATCTAAAAGTGATAACCCTTTTGCTTACTTTACTGCTGCTGTTACTAATTCATTCGTTAGAGTTATCAACGTGGAGAAACGTAATCAAAACATTAGAGATGACATTTTAGAAATGAACGGAATGAATCCAAGTTACAGCAGAACTGGTCAAGGTGAACACGAAGCTGCACTAAAACGCTATGTTGAAGGACAAACAGATGAGTAATTTATTTAAAAAGGTTGCCTGTTTTACGGACATACACTTTGGTTTAAAATCAAACAGTCAAGTACACAATCAAGATTGTGAAGACTTTGTAGACTGGTATATTGCAAAAGCAAAGGAGGAAGGGTGTGATACTGGAATATTTATGGGGGACTGGCATCACAATCGCAATAGTCTTAATATCACTACTATGGACTATAGCATTAGGGCCTTGGAAAAGTTGGGCAAGAGCTTTGATCAATTTTTCTTTTTCCCTGGCAATCATGATTTATATTACAAAGATAAACGGGATATTCATTCCGTCGAGTTTGGAAAGTATATTCCTGGGATTACTATTGTTCATGAGCCTACCACTATTGGCCAAGTTACTCTCTGCCCGTGGCTAGTAGGTGAAGAATGGAAGGCTATTGGTAAAAAGAAAGCCAAATACATATTTGGACACTTTGAACTACCGCATTTCTATATGAACGCTATGGTACAGATGCCGGATCACGGTGAAATCCAACTAGATGCATTTGAAGGCTATGAGCTAGGATTCAGCGGACACTTTCACAAGCGCCAAAGCAAAGGTAATATGCACTATATTGGCAATGCTTTCCCACACAACTATGCAGATGCGTGGGACGATGAACGTGGAATGATGATATTAGAGTGGGGCGGACAACCCGAATACCACACTTGGGACAAACAACCAACGTTCCGAACAGTAAAACTAAGTCAACTTATCGACGAAGCAGACACATTAATCAAACCCAAACAACATCTACGTGTTGCATTGGACATTGATATCAGTTATGAAGAAGCCAGTTTTATTAAAGAAAACTTTATGGCCAATTATGACATTAGAGAACTTACACTAATCACAGAAAAGAAGCAGGTTGAAATCAATACAGATATTGATATCCAATCATTTGAAAGTGTTGACCAGATTGTGTCCAGTCAGCTTGTGAATATTGAAAGTGAAACTTATAATAAGAATACGCTACTGGCGATTTATAACAGTCTATGATAAAAATTAAAGAACTTACAGTCAAAAACTTCATGAGTGTGGGTAACCAAACTCAAGCTGTAAACTTTGGCAAGCAACAATTAACTCTTGTTCTAGGTGAAAACTTAGATATGGGCGGTGACGATAGCGGATCACGCAACGGAACAGGTAAAACTACTATTGTCAATGCATTAAGTTATGCGCTATTTGGTAATGCACTTACAAATATTAAGAAAGATAACTTAATTAACAAGATCAACAATAAGAACATGTTAGTTACGCTGTCGTTTGAAAAGGATGGTATTGACTATCGTATTGAACGTGGACGTAAACCCAACATACTACAGTTCTATGTCAACGATGTAGAACAAGAAACAGAAGAAACAGATGACGCACAAGGCGATATGCGTGAAACTCAGAAGGATTTAGATGAGTTGTTAGGCATGAGCCACGACATGTTCAAGCATATTCTTGCACTGAATACCTATACTGAACCATTCTTAAGTATGCGGGCAAATGACCAAAGGGCGATTATTGAACAGTTATTAGGTATTACTATCTTAAGTGAGAAAGCCGAAACACTTAAAGAGTTAATCCGCACAACTAAAGACAATATAGTACAAGAAAATGCTAGAATCGAAGCAACGAAGAAGTCAAACGAGGGAATTCAAAAGAGCATTGATAGCTTAATTACAAAACAAAATGCTTGGAACACTCAACGAGACAACGATCTTGAAAAGATTGGACGAGCAATCATAGAATTAGAAAGCGTAGATATAGACGCTGAGCTTGCGAAGCACAGCGAGCTCAAACTTTTCGAAGAAAAGACAGCGAAGCTCCGCTCGCTGAATAAGGAACGTGCTACGTTAGAAAGCGCGATAGCGCAAGCAGAGCGAAGCGTCACGAAGTACGACGGCGAGCTTGCCAAGTTGGCTAATAAGACCTGTCACGCTTGTGAACAAGAGTTGCATGACCACAAACATGAAGAGCTGACCACTCGGGCCCGAGAAAATCTAGCCGAAGCTGAAAAATATTTCAGCAAAGTGCAGGCGGACCTTGATAAAATACAAACAGAAATATCAGCTATTGGTGAGGTAAGTACTAGACCAAATACCTATTACGATACTGTTGAACAGGCTCTAAAACATCAAAACAACTTAAAAACACTGGAAACACAACTGACTGTTCGTGCAGGCGAGCAGGACCCCTATCAAGAACAAATCGAAGAGTTGTTAAACACAGCAATGGTTGAAATTTCTTGGGATCAAGTTAACGAACTTAACAGTCTCAAGGACCATCAAGAGTTTCTACTCAAGTTATTAACAAGTAAAGACAGTTTTATTCGCAAAAAGATCATAGATCAGAACCTAGCATATCTCAATAATAGATTAACCTATTACTTGGATCGCATGGGCTTGCCGCATACAGTGGTATTCCAAAACGATCTA